TTTATTCCAACCATAGCAACACAATTAGGCAAGAATAATGAATCCAACGGGCCTTCAACAACATATACTGTTTCGGAATCAAACTGCTGTTCGAGTCCATACCATAGTCGTTCAACATTTGGATCTAACTTTATGGTAACATATCGCAAATGATGATTTTCTATAGTTCTTCCTTGAACTCCTATCAGTCCACCTTTTGCATTAAAGATAGGAATAATAAGTCTCTTATCTTTAGGAACATCAGAGGTCGTTGGATCTATTTCTTTCAACCAAGTATCAAAGTCTTCAACATAATACAATCTAGAGTAAGTTGATTTCGGAATCTTTCTACCCTGCACATAAGCAACACACACATGAGTTTCTTCTAGAGTGTCTAGTCTACGAGCAGTTCCCATATCTGTTCGAAATACAGGTTTCTCAAACTTGAACTCAGGTTTTGTATAGTTACTGTTTCCATTATCTCCGTTTTTCCAACGATCTAGTGAGTATTCTTTACACAGAGCAGGAGAAATAATCTCCAAGAATCTATACAGAGTATTCGATGCTCCGCAATTATGACAACAGAAAAACATATCGTTGCCCTTTGCGAAGAAATATCCTCTTGCTTTTGATTTACTCTTGTCTGAATCTCCACACATAGGACATCGAAAATTAGCAAGATTCTCTTTCTTCCACTTGAACTTCTCAAGCATCGGAGAAACCATACCAATAAACTTTTTATCTATTATAAGTGGCACGGTGGTTCAATCCTGTAGAGGTATGTGACCACCAATTTTCCCACTGTGGAAGATCTTCGTTGCGAACGAAGGGCAAAGATGCTATACGCTCTTCGTATGTACGAGTGTCATCATCTGCAAGGAACTGAACTTGTTGATACCCGTTGTTAATGGGTCTACGATTATGATACGAAACATTTTCAGGCTTATTCATTGTTTATTTTCCAAGAACTAACTTTATCACGATAAGAATTTCGACTTTTCTTAAATTTATTGTCGAATCCTTCTACTCCAACATCATCCTCTTCACCAGTACCAACCAATCCCATTTGAGCAGACTCATCGACATCGAAGAGTTTCATCTTGGATCGATCAACACCGACAACGAATTTACGCTTCGTTGCAAGGTCATTATAGCGATTCTTCAACTGTTTGACAAGCATATGTCCATTTTTATCTAGATCTTCATTTGACATAATTGCAAACATAAAATCTGCAGTTGCAGGTAAACCAAATGATTCTGATGTATCTTCTAATGAAACATCAGAATTAGAATACCCTTGTCTGTTTGTTTGGGTTGCAGTAAAGATTGGAACACATTTCTCTACTGCCAGTCCACGAAGTTCTTCTGCAATTGCTTTGATATAGGTATATGAGTTCACGCTACCATTATTCTTATATCTAGACGATGCACAGATATTCAAGTAATCAATGAAAATGATATCTGGAATAAACTTACGCTTCAACGATAATTCATCAAGCAGATAACGGAAATGACTGCTTCCTGCAGATGCAGTTGGATACTCTTTAATAATAAGTTTACCTTTGATACGAGCATTCAACCGATCTAACTTTGTATTATAAGATAATTCCGAAAGTGACTTAAGATCATCTAACGCAACATCCATAAGATTTGCATCTATGCGTTCTGCAATGCGTTCTTCTGCCATCTCACAGGTAATGTATAACACATTTTTATTCTGAGTTAAACAATTTGCTGCATGGTGGCACATGAAAAGACTTTTACCAACTCCTGTACCAGCAAGAATCACATTCAATGTTTTTTGTGGAGTACCACCATTGGTAATATCATTGAAATACTGAAGATCAAATGGAATACGATTCTCTACTTTATGATAGAATTCATATCGCTTATCTCCATCTTCAAGATAATCATGTCCAACATGAGTATCAAACGAGACTGCAAGTGCTTCGGTTAAAATCTCTGGAAGACTTGTTGAACTCTTTGTCTTCGACTTTCCTTCTATAATGTGAATTGATTCCAAGATAGCATTATAGATTGCTTTATCTTTACAGAAGGTTTCTGTTTTGTCGATCAACCATTCTTCATCTTGTTTCGTTATAGCAGATAGACAAGATAAACGATCATTAAGATCATCATATTCCTTCTGTGTAAGTTCGTTACTATTTTGTAAATCTATTGTAAGTGCATCAATACTAGGAGATGCATTGTACTTTGAAATATATTCACGAACCACTCTAAAGAGAAGTTTCTCCGACTTGGTTTGAAAGTATTCTTCTTTAAGAAAAGGAATTACCCGTCTCATGTAAGATTCATTATCAATCAAATTTTTAAATATAATATCTTCTAATGAACTCACTTAGTTTCCTCTTTGGGGGTAGCAACAACCTCTTCTGTTGAACCATAACAAAATTCAATTTTAGCAGCCGCATCAAGTTTTTCCATAACTTCAGGAGTGAAATACTTGAGGGGATTCTCTATAATATTCTTTTCGAAAGCAGTTGTTCCATCAGGAAGTTCAATGCGAGTCGATACCTTCTTGAAAATCTTGTACTCTATTGCTAGTTCAATCAATCCATAATATGGATCTAATCCTCGATCATAATGCACCAACACATCAACTCGCTTGTTTTCTTTAGTGAATCTCGCCTTATACAACTTGCAATGAATAATATTTCCAATTACATCTCCCTCACTGTTCTTTTCTTTCTTCTTAGTAAGGTATATAATTGTTGAAGCTGCATACTTTAGTCCTGCACCACCCGACATTTCCTGCATAGGAACATATGCTCCAACAACAGCATATGTATGATTAGTCATAATCATTGGAATCTTTGCAATCCCCAACTTTAGAGTAAGAACACGGAAAGTTGACTTAACAACCTGCGCTCTAGTCATATCTCTAACATTCTTGCCATCTGCAGTATCTGTCATTTCCTTTTCGGTTGACAACATTCCAAGCGAATCCAAAACAATCATCATTGGTTTGCGTTCTGATTCTTTGGTTTCAAGATACTTATCTACAATAGTAACTGCTTGTCTTCGAAACTCTTCCACTGTAGAAATTGGAAATACTCCAATTCTTTTTGGATCTACTCCTCGCTCCTTAAACATGGTTGAAGTTACTGCTTGCTCGGAATCGAAATATAAGACAACTCCGTCTGCATTATCGACAAGAAACTTACTAACAATACCAAGTGTAAAGTAAGTTTTACCAGTTCCTGATTCTCCTGCAAGTGCAGTAATCTTGTTGTCTGCCATTCCTTTGTATATACTACCAGACAATAGTGCATTGAGAATATACGAACCTGTGTCCATGTATCCTGAAACATCACTACCATCCAATCCTTCGTGTACTGTGGATGCATATTCGTTACCAGAGACTTTAATTATATCGTTTAAAAAACTCATGTTTCCTCTTTCTGTTGTGTTGTTCGGTGCGCATTATACCACACATATCAAATCAAGTCAAGTCCAAAGTGTCTGTAAAGTACCTGATGTTGTAGTAAAAGATTTATTATTTTTACCAAAACACCAAATGTTTTCAATAAAATCTTTCTTTAAGAATTGTGTGAGTCCTACCATTTTCTTTGGACGTTGCTTTATACGCATTCCTAATTGTCCAATGAAGTCTGCTTTAAGTTCATCTTTCATAAAATCAACTAGTTCATCACATACTCGATATCGTGTTCCTTTAATAACAGGATCCATGATATTGATTAGAACATATCCCTTGTCATTTACTACTTCCCATGCTCCACGAAGCATAGGAAAGAAGAATCCATCTCTCCATTTTTCGTATTCATTGTATCTAGACCACGACTGATCTGTTTCGTTTTCCCCACCCTTGTTGTATAGTTCTGTAGAGAAGTATGGTGGAGAAGTAAACACACAATCAACTCCAGTTATGTTATCCTTCCAATTAACATCTTCGGCCGGCATACGGAAAATTTGTACTCGCTTCTTTCCCTCACAGATAAAGTAGTTCTCGTACTCTTTCAAAACAGCAACGCATCCTAGTTGTTCTTCATACCATAGACACTGTTGTTTATAGACTTCATATACGTTTTCATTTGGATCACACCCATAAAACTCTTTTGCGTCAGATGCGTAGAATCCTGCAAGGCGATCTCCCCACCCACAACTAGTATCTAACACAACGTTTGCATTCGACATTTGATATACTGCTTTTGCAACATGTGGTTTGAATTGAGTGGCAACATACGCACCCAAGCGAAATGATCCTCTCCAGTTATGAAGTCCTATGTGTGTATTACCCAATCGCCAAAATGTATAGTTCATCTTCTGAAGATAGTTTTGATCTTTCCATATCTCTAGAGGAGCAGGAAATCCATACGATCCACAAGATAGTCTATTCTTTTGTTC